TGTCCTGCTTGGATTAAGCATCTGGCTTTTGGCTCCAAGGATGGACTAAATATTTTTGATGCCTTAGAGAGGCATGTAAGATACATTTCCGTGACAGATAATCATGGTCGTGTTATCTATGAAAACTTTTTTGAATAAGGATATAAATGAATAACTCTGACTATAATGATTTTTTAAATTGGCAAAATGGTGATGATGAACCAACACATGGTTCTTGGTATTATTTTGGCCCAATGAATGAAGATATCAAAAAAATGTGGGAAAATAAACCCAATGACGCAGATCCATTGGAATATTTAAAAGATTACTTAAACGTAAATGATATGTTTGCAAAAAATCAAATACCAAAATACAATAAAAAAGAAACATCAAGATCAAAAAGACCAAATATGATGTTGACTCAAGAAGAATATTTTAAGTTAATTGAAATTCGTGGTTATCTAGCAATTAATGAACAATTTGCCCATGTTAAAGCATTAGATAAAGTTTTAAACACCATTAAGATTAATTACAAGGAATCAAAATGAGTAGTTATACACCCGGTGAAGGTTATGATAAGGGATTTAATTGTCGTATGAATGGTGGTCAGAAGCCTATTCAGGCAATGTCAGCAACAGATCCATACTGGCAAGAATATTCGACTGGCTGGAATGATGCTGATACAAAGATCATTAATGAAGCAAGAGAACGAAATTCTTGCACAAAGCCAAAATGCTGTAAAAAGAAAAACTTTATTCAGGACTGATAAGTCTCCCCCGAAAGGGGGATTTTTATTTTCCTCTTATAAGCCGATACATTACCTCGTTCCAATTTTTAAAGTCTTCTCGGCTTCCGACATTTAATCCATCAAAAGCTATTTTTCCATTTTCTATCCATGGGTCTTGTTTTTCTGTAGATAATCCAAATCTATAATCGGTTCTAAGCATTTTTCCTTCTTCAGATGATCTTGCCATTTTTGGATCTGGTGTATACATAGCACTGGTACCAAAATATGAAGTTGATGCGCTTCCAGTTGGTTTTAATCCTCCAAGATCACCCAAAAGTCTTCTTACAGCTCCAGCACCCTTTCCGGTATCCAGATTTAAAGCATGTAAAATTCTTTCTTCTGGATTTACTGCAAGTACTATACCACCCTTTTCATTTCCAACCAGATCAAGCATATCTCTTCTCCAATCCATTATTCTTTCTTTGGCTTTTTTTGAAGTTCCAAGTCTATAAATTCCCTGAGACGCTAAATCTTTCCAACGAATTGATGGAATACGTCCTGTTTGAAATTTTATTCCTTGTCGTCTTTCTAATTCTGCTCTAACATTTTCTATTGGACTGTCTCTAAGTATTTTAGCTTGATATTCTCCGTATTCTGGATCATATATGTCTGCCAATCCATGTGCAACAGTTGCATATGTTGCCAATCCTTTGGGAGTTTTGTCTCTTGAAAAATCAAGATTAAAGGCTCTATATTTTCGTCCTTTAATACTTTTTGCTTCAACTGGAACCATCTCCCCTTCAGAATTTGAAGCAATAATATCGTCTCTTCCTCTTTGGCCCGGAGTTATTTGATATTGAAGTGGTTCTTTTATTGTTTCTCCCCAAGGAATATGTGTAAATCCATTTTTATCAAATAATCTTTTAATATGAGATAAAGCCCACACTTCTGATTTAGAAGTTTGTCCAGTTTTTGTTTGTTCTGGTTCTACAATTGATGATTCTTTTAAAATACTAAGTTCTGTTAAATTTAATTCTTCAATCAAACTTTTTTCTTTATAAGGAATAAAAAAAACTTCTCCTGTCTCTTCATCTCTGACAGCCATTTTTGCTTGTTTATTTCTTCTTTGATATCTTTGCAAATAGTTTTTAGTTTTGCTGTTTGGAAGATATTTCCAAGTTTTTGAATTTTTAAATGATTTAAATTCTTGCGGTGAAACATTAAACATTTCTACAGAAGATATCATATTTACTGGAGAAGAACGAGGTTCACTAAATCCAAGAATAGGATCATAACCAGAAACATTTCCTGTATTCACTTTATCAGTTTTATCTGGAATTCCTATTCCCCCAGCAACACCACCAGTTGTCATATCTTCTGTAAGCATCAAATAACTTGATTCAATTGGAGAATTTAACATTATTTGTGATTCTACAAAAAAATTAAATTGATCTTTTGGTATTTTAAATTTTTCAACCTCTTCCGAAAAAAGTTGAATTGTTCCATATAAATTTTGTAATTTATATTTTGTTGTTCCAGCAGGCAATTGTTCAAATATTTTTTTAATTTTTATTACAAAATATTCAAACGGATCTATTGAACCTTCGCTGTCTAAAATGTTTCCATTTTCATCTATAGCACCAGATTTATATGCTTCCAAATTTGTATACGGTGCGCTTACTGCGCTTGCAAATTTGTAAAAATAAAAAGATGGAATATAACTTGGCATTTAAAATATTTAGTCTTTAGAGAGAATTAATTTTCTATCAACTCTTGGATCTGTATTTAATTTGTAATATTCCACTTCTGGAATATTTTTAATTTTAAATTCCAAGTAAACTAAAAAAGATTTTAAATATGAGTGAAATTTTGGTTCTAATTTAAAAAACAATATTCTAGCACAATTTTCTTCACCAAAAACATTTTTTAAAACTATTATGTGATTTATTATCAATCGTTCACGAATAGATTTTAAAGTTTTATATTTGTATATTCTTTGAATTAATCTTTTTAAATATTTAATTCTCTTTAAATCATCTACAAATTCAGTTTTACCTGAGCAGTGTGAATTAAAATAATTTTTTTGACAGAATAATAAAAAATTTTCTTCTGTCAAAAAACTATTTTCCATGAATAAATCAGTCTTGACAGCCACAAGAAGAATCACCACCCATATCGGGTACAATTATTAATTGAACTTTTCTTAACATATTTGGCTGCTTAATAATATTAACAGATAGATTTAAGCCGTGACCAAGTTTTTCCTTGATTCCATCTCCCTGTTTAAATCCTGTTTTATTTACGTCTTCATATGGATTTTGGCCATACACTCCCAAATATGGGCTACCATATTGGTATAACTTGAAAAGATTTTCACCATCTTGAAGTCTGTTTTTATATTCAAAATCAAGACCAAAATGATTTAATTTTTCTTTTACTTTATTTAAAACTAAGTCAGGATCAATATAATCTCTTTGGCTCAGACCATAAAGAAGAGCATTGATTGCATCGATTGATCTGGTCAGTTGAAGATTAAATGTACCCTTGTCTGTTAGTGGGCTTGGCATTTTTGGTGCTTGTGGATCTCCAATAAAAAGACCTCCACCAAAAGTCTGCTCACCAGAATTTTCATTTACTGTTTGAATTTTACTTAATAGTTGTTTAAATTTCATGGCTTTATAATATTTAGTTCAATTTATATTTCTTTTTACTAAACCATATAAATTATCATTATATTTTGAAGAATCTATGGTTTTTGTCATTTCTTGTGCAATTTCTTCAGATAACTTTTTCCACTTTCCGCCCTTACTCTTGTAGCATTTTGCAGCCCAAGCATTGGCATATGCACTAGGATAGACATCAAACTTTTTCTTTGCTTGAGCAATGCAAGAATTCCACTTCTTGGGGTCTTTGGCTTTGTTTTTAGCAGCCTCATCAAGCAGTTCAGATTCTTTTAACATAGCAGATACAGGCTTTGCGCTCCAAGTCTTACAGGCCCAGTAACGAGCCTTCCAGCGAGGACCCGGATTATCGCAGTTGTGACGAGCACGAAAGTTTCTGCGTCTATCTGGATCATCGCGCTTGATTTCCATGTTTGGGTCACCAAAGTTTACTTTTACTATATTTCCCTTATCGTTTTTTACATAAACTTTGTACTTCTTTACATCACCACGCATAATCTTATTAAGTTTTACTTTTTTGTTTTCTGATTCATATACTTCTATTTTTTCACCATAATCATTTAATTCACTTTCCTCAATATTATCAACAAACCCCATCACGGTTTCTGGTAAAAAGTTTTCTTGTATTTCATTTCCTTCAAAATCATTCATCAATACTAATATGCTTTCATCTAATTGTTCGATGTAATCTACATTAAACATCTCTCCAGATTCATTGATTATAATATCTGAAGGTAATAAATTTTTGGCTTCAATTGTTGAATAATAACTAGTAAAAATTTTTGAATTGTTTTCAACTATAAAATTATCAAAGGATTCTTTTATTTCTGTAACACCTGTTTTAACAAAAACTGGTTTTTTACCTTTTCCCTTTACATCACCTTTTTCAGAACGACCAGCTTTTTTCTGTGCTGCTCTTTTTCTTCTTACAAATGATGCTATTCCTTCTTTACCAAGTTTTTTTGCTTTTTGACGACTTAAACAAGCAGAATAAGGATCTCCTTCTTCTGCGTCTCCACATTTTCCTATTCTTTCACCTTTAGTGTTATAGCGATCCCATCCCGGACCACCGCCAGCAGATTCTTTATTAAACCATTTACCTAAACCAGATTTTTCAAAAACTTTTTCTACTAATAATTTTGTTTTAGGTTTCATTATTCCCAATCCTTTTTCTGCGTTTCGCCTTTTTTATGTCCATTATCAGAACGATTCGCAGATCTATTACGAACACGTAAATTATTTAGACCTTTAGAACCACCTGATCTTAAAGGTTTTTTGTGATCTATATCCTTTCCATCACCCTTTTTGACTATACCTTTTTTTTCCATCTGCTCTCTGGCTTTTGTTCTGGCAGCTCTTTCTTTTCTTTGTTTTGGTTTACCATGATAATTTCGGTATTCCATTTTGTAATCTCTTTGATATTTTTCATAGAGATATCTATTATATTGGTTTAAAACAAATAGCAAATTATCTGGATATGTATTAATTCTTTCCAATAAATTATAATAAATTACCTTAAGATTGTCATTATTTTCATTTAAAACATGTGGGTGTAGTATAGTTTCTACTTCATCTGCTAATAGCAGTCTTGCATTTAATAAACTACTTAATACAAAGTTGTTTGAAAGTGCTTCAATTAAAATATCATTTGCTATAATTGAAGCGTTTTCTACAACATCATTTTTTAATGTTTCTCCGCGTTCAACAGGAATTTTTACAGTCTTTTTTCCAATTTTTACATAATTATATTCTATTGTGTTTAAATCTTTTGGTGCAAATCCGGGCAAAAGACTTACATTAATGTCAAAATCCATGTTTTTTGCAATATAGTCCAAAGTCATTGCCAAAGGATTTACAGTATTTTTCATAATTAAAAATGATTCTATTCCCATTTGTTCGGGTGGCATTTGTGCATTTTCAATTATAGATGTAAATCGTTTTAATCTTTCTACCGCACTTGCATTTTTATCATTTAAATTGTCTTGATTTGGTAATGCGGATGCTTGTCTGAGATTTATTGATGCTGTTTTTGCTATTTCAGAGAAATAAGCATCATTTAGTGGAAATATTCCATTTTGTGTTACTAAATGTGTTGGTGCAAACTCTGGATTTTTAATGTTATCTCCTCTAAAATATGTTTTTAATATATTTTGAGTAAAATAATCAGCAAATTCGGTTTGATTATCTTTTGAATTCTTGAATAAAATGGGAGCGGCTTTTGAAATTGAGTTTTGATAATTTTCAAATGAAGCAGCTTTGTTTAAATTTCCTCTTTCATCAATAGCAGGACCTAAAGAATTACCAGCATCATCTTTAAGTTCTGTATTTTTTAATCTATTTAAAAATTCTGGATTTTTGTTTATTATAGAAAATGAATCTTTAGAAATTAAAAAGTTTGCAAATTTTGATCCTTTTTCCATTGCACTCTTTAAAAATTCTTGAACTTTAGGATCTTGTTGTGATGCTGGATTTTGAAATGATAATGAAAGTGCAGTCGCTATCATTCCTCTAAATGTTTTTCCACTTTGATTAAATCTATCTGTAGATAATGAAAATTCTCCACCAGCAGATATTTTAAATTTGTATTTACCACATTCCATATCAACATTCCCTTCAGAGAATGTTGTTTTTGTACCATTTTCTACCGATGAAATTAAATTTTGAATACATTCTTCACCGAGTTGTGATAAAATTTTTCTTGCATGCTCAAAGGCATTTTTAGTAAAATCAAGAGCGCCCGGAGCCATAGCATTATATGTTTCCATCTCTTGTTGGCTTGCACCAGCTTTAATTTTAGCTAAAAACAGAAGAGCATTTAAAACTTGTTGACTATAACTTGTATTTGTAAGTTGATTGATACCAAATTTAGTAGCAATCCCCTCATATGTCATATTATCAAAATCAGAATTGGCTGGGGGATTTCTAATTAATTTAAAATATTCTTGTCTAACATCTATAGGCATTTGGGTCAATTGATCTGGACCCATTTGTGTCATTATTTGAAATATTTCTTGTTTTGAAAGTTTTTTAGCTTTTGGTTCCTGACCTGTAGCTTTTTGTTGTTGATCAGAATCTTTTTCTTTTTTATCTTTTGCTGTAGATTCTTCTTCTTTTTTAGATTCAGTATCCTTTTTCTCTTCTTCTTTGGAACCTTTTGATTTTTCTGTTGCTTTTTCTTTTTGTTTTAAATTTCCAAATAAAAGTTTTGAAGCTCCTGTTTGTTCAAACTTTGGATCGTTTGTCAACGATTTTGCTTCATCCATTGTTATGGAATCTTTTTTAGTAATATTTGTGTGGTTTTCTTTATTAAAAGAATCTTTAAAAATTAATTGAACTGACCCAGATCTTGTTTTTACACCAATTATTTCTTTTACTAATTCAGATTTTGGTTTTCTTTCTCTTGGTATTTGGCGAGCTCGTTCAGCCCTCTTTCTTGCAGCATCTTTAGATTTATAGTCAGTAGAAGAAGCCTTTGCTTCATCCTTTTTTATAGCCTCGCCGGGTCTTCTAAAAGAATCTGCAGTTTCTCTTTTTGCTTCAAGTAAATTTAATAATTCTTTAAAGTTCATCTAAATTATTTATGATAATTTTAGGCTTCTAAAGGATTGTATAATTTTAAACCCTTGTAGCTTTTTGCCTTGCCTCTTGCTACTTTATAAAGGGAAGATTTGCTTATATTGTTCTTTTTTGCATATTCTGCTATATTTTCAATATAAAAAACTTCTTTTGTTTGCATATTTTGAAAAGTTGCTCCATTATAAGTTACAACCTTTATATTTTCTTTTTTCTTTTCTTTTATAAAGCCACCAGTTGTTTCTTTTATGTCTCTTAGTTTATCCGCAGTCCAGCCTTTATAAGTTTTTCTTTTTCCGTTTAATAATTCACAAATTTTTACTGGAGTAAGTCCGTGTTGTTTTCCAAATTCTGTCATATTTTCAAAAAAAACTTTTTCACCTGTATCTACTCTTTTTAACCAATAGCCATTTTTTTCAATTCTGGGTGAATTCCATTTCCAGTATCTTCCGTGTTTTACAAAAAATCCGCCGTTTTCTTTTATAAAATTTTCTCTATTTAAATTGGCCCTAGAATTGTCATTCATTCTAGTCCAAATTTTTGAGCCTCTTCTATTTACTTCATCCTCTAATGTTTTTAATTCATGAATTTCCATGGTAATCCTTATATCTTGTTATAACTTTTTTTAGTTCTTTTGCATATTTTATAGGTTTGTCTTGAAATACTTGTCTTAATCCGTCTTCACATGCAATTATTATTGCAAAATTATCTACTACAATTCCGGTTCTTTCTTGAAACATTAAAGCATATGCACATGCTTGTGTAAAATAGTTATCTATATCTTGTTTCCGTTTTTCTTTGGAACTGGCTTTAAAGTCAATTATACTCATCTTCCCGTCATATTCTGCAATGCAATCTGTTCTACCTGCAAGTCCCAAAGTTTTAGACCAAAGAGGAGATTCTATAGCAACAATATTATCAATTTTATCTAATTCTGGTTTTATTAAATTAAAAAGAGCCTTGTAATTTGGATGCATTTCTTCCAAATCTAAAGGCTCATTTTTTATATAAGTTTCTATGATACTATGAAATTTAGTACCTCTTGTTGTTACTCTTTTGCTTTCATCTGGATTTTTCTTTCTCCATTCTGCAAAAAATTGTTTTTTTTCAAAACCTACAACAGTTGTTACGCTAGGAAAATCACCACCGGGTGTTGAATAAAACCTAGTTCCATCTTTTTCAATTTCTTTTATTTCAGATGGTAAATTTATTAAATTATGTTTGAATATTTTATTTGTACACAAAGTATTATATTATATCACGCTTGTCTGTAAGTTCCAGCATATTTTCCTAATATTTTATCTATGTATAAACCTAAATTTACATTTTCAAATGGATTGGGAGTAAGATCTAATGTATCACCATCATATCCGTCTTCACTTTCATCACCACCTAAACCTATTTTTATACGACCTTTTTTATTTCCTTCATCAGACTTTTTTGGCATGTTTTCGGCTGCAGGCATTGGTGATGGATAAGGCATCGGTGATGGATAAGGCATCGGTGATGCATAAGGCATTGGTGATGGATAAGGCATCGGTGATGGAGGAGTCCATGGGGCCGGGGATGGGGCCGGGGCCGGGGATGGTGTAGGAGGCGACACCGGAGATCTATCGGGAGGAAGTGCTGGAGCAGCTGGTGGTGTTGGTTCTAGTTTTCCAGATTCGGTCCCAAAATCTGGATCTTTTTCTGTTCCCGTTAACTTTAAATCTGGACCAGAATCCAAATCACTTGGTTTTGGTTGGGGTTTTCTTAAAACATTACCTTCTATTTCTACATCATCTTCAGCTTTTGATGGAAATTTTAAAGGTTCTTTTTCTGTTGGTACTGCTGTAACATCAATTTCATCTACTGCTTTGAACAAAGCTTGTTCTAATTCTGGATATTCTGTTATATCTGGGTGTTTTTTCAAAAATTCTGTTAATATTTCTTCTTTAGATAGTCCAGAAAATTGTAAATCCATTATATCGTCTGCCATTTTTTGTGGAAGAGCTCTTTTATAAAATGGAATTTCCGCATCACTTAATTTTCCACTTCTTAAAGCATCCATCAATTCAGAAAAAGTTTTTTTAATGAGTGCCCCCTTATCCTCTATTAAAAAGTTTTCATTTAAATATCTTTCTTTTAAAATTTTTTCTAGAATTGAATTGAAAGGTTTCATAATATTATTTATCTTATTGATTCTAAAGGTAATCTATCTGGATCTGCAAGCTTTTCCCCATAAGCTTTTTCTTTTTCATATTCATTATATCTTTCAAGATAATCAAGAAGTTTTTTATTTTCTTTATAATCTTTTTTTTGTTGAGGGGTCATATCTTTAGTTTTGTACCATTCTTCTATTGCATCTGCACCCTCTATTGCACCCCATACAGCAAGAGGACCGAGTGTTATTGCCAAATTAAGAGGATTTGCTAAAGCAGCAAGACCTTGTGCACCTGCAGCAGCTAATGCCGCACGGGGCGCGGCACCCTGTGCAATTAATCTTGGTAATGTTGTTACTGCAGGATATAATACATCTGCTGCAGCACCGGAAGCAGCCCAACCAGTCCAATATTGGCCCCAAGGATTTTCAATTCCCATTTTTTTTGCAAATTGTTCACCAGCTTCATGAAAAGGCCAACCCAAAGTACTTTGTGCCGCAAATCTTCCAGTAAATTTTGCAGCAGGAGTTGAACCTTTCATTACTTTTTTTACAAAAGAATCTCCTTTTCCTGTTTCTGGCATTGAAAGTTGTCGTATAACATCCCTTGATCCAAATTCACCATAAGGCGATACTTTAAATTCTAGTGTTGCTGGTGAATATGCTTGTTTCCATTCAGTTTTTTTTGGTTCAAGTAATGGATCAATATCAGTTCCACTTAATTTTAATTTTGGTGATTTTGGTTTTTCTGCTTCAATTTTTCTTGCTTCAATATCTTTATAGGCTTCTGCTTCTTTTGCTGCTCTTGCAGCTTTTTCTTCTTTTGCAGCTCTTCCTAATATAGATTCTTCTCTGGCTTTTAATAACGCATCTAAGTCTGCCTGTGATGCTGGTAAAGTTGTTTGAATTGTTGGCTGTCTTGGTTCTGGTATGGTGGAGGTAAAAGCTCTTCCACTTTTTTTAGTGACTTTAGCTATTTGTGGTTGATATCCAAATAATCTTTTTATTTCACCCGGAGAAGGCTCTACCCAATTTGGTTTTGTAGAAAAATTTGGTTCTACTGGTGATATTATTGGTGTTTCAATTCTTACACTTGAACCTGTTGGTAAATAAGAAATATCCTCACTACCAGCCAATTTTAATCTTTTGTTTGATTTTGTTGGAGTATAGGTTGTGTCTCTTTCACTACCCACTAATCTTAATTCTTCATTTAATCTTTTTTTTAAGATTTTATTTAAAATTTCAGGTATATTTTTCATTTATATGCTCTAGTTGATTTACCAAATAAAATTGCATTATTTGATGCATTTTTACCAAGACCCGAATCTTCACCCCGTGTTGGTGTAGTTGTTGTTCGTACTGTATTAGCAGCAGACAATAGTTTATCTAAGTTTTCAAATCCTAATTTTTTATTTGTAGTCCCAGATGTCATCGAAGGTCCAGCAGTTTGATTTGAAACTAAATTGTTATTTGCTTGCGGTTTAATTCCCGGTAGTACTTGCTGTTGATTTTTAACTTGAGATAAATTTAAATCTGCATTAATTCCAGTTATATTATTATTTTGAGATGCTTCTGGCTGTTCTGCATTTTGATCTGCAGAATCTTCTGTAGTTCCATCTGGATTTATATTTGTACTTACTCTTACATTTGGTTCAAGAGAAATATTTTTTTTTGAAACATTTAAAGTAGAACCACCAACCATTGAAGACCCGGCCAATTGTTCTTTTAAATTAAATGGGTTTGCTGTTATGGTGCTAGAATTTTTTATATTTGATGATTTTTGCTTATTTAAAATATTTTGATATGAATAAAGCATATCTGTTGTTTTATTTTTTAAATTTGAAGCAGATTTTGAAAATTCTTCTTTCATAATCATCAAATCATTTTCAGTCAAATTAGTTTGACTTTTTAATATATTTGTGATATCTTCTAGCAAAGAGGATTTTTTAGGAGATTTAAATTCCTTGTCATTTTTATTAATATAAAAATCCTTTATTTCCCAATATAATTTTCTATTTTGTTTATTATCCATGGCTATCAAATATTTAGATTTTCATAAATACTTAAAAGGTATGAAGAAACAGGTACTCCTGTTAAACCAAGATAATACTCCCCTGAATATTATCACTATCTCTAAAGCTTTTAAATTGCTGTCAAAAGACAAAGTTTGGATTGATGAAAATTCTTCAGAATTTTATGAAGTAATTTCTGTATCTAAAATTGTTAAAATTCCCAAAATTTTAATTTTAAAGTATTATGTTAAATTGCCCTTTAAAAAGGTAGCTGCAAATAGAATCAATATTTTAAGAAGAGACAAATATTGCTGCCAATACTGTGGTATTGATTTATGTGAAAAAACTGCCACAATTGATCATATTATTCCAAGATGCCGTGGTGGAAACCATACTTGGACAAATTTAGTTGCTGCATGCAAAGACTGTAATTTGTTTAAAGGAAACAAAACTTTAAAAGAAGCAAAAATGGAATTGAAATCAAAACCAAAAGAGCCAAGCTATGGATTTTTGTTTGATCACATGCTAATTACTTTTAGAAAGAAATAAAAATGCCAATATACTCATACATTTGCGAAAGTTGTGATCATAGATTTGATGAAACTTTATCTATGGCAGAAAACGACAAACCATTAAAAAATCCATGTCCTAATTGCAAAAAAAAGAAAATTATAAAAGATTGGGGTCAATATAAAACTTCTATAGCCTGTGATGTGACCCTAACTCCCACAAAATTACATGGAAGTGCTTGGAATGAGGTTATGGCAAAAGTTAAAAAATCTGCTCCAAGACACATGCATGATAAACTTGAAAATTCAAGAACCATGAATGGTGGGCGTTTTGTAAGATAAATAATTTTATGGACTATGAATTACAAAAAGTTATTTTAAATAACGCTACAGTTTATAATATTTTATTTGAATCTAATATTTTAGGTCATGTTGTATTAATAGATAATTGTAATATTTTAATACAAAATTCAGAAATTGATATTAAAACTTTGGCAGAATCTTTTGGATTCGAAGGTCATTTTTTAATTTCTGAAAATGAAAAATATAATCCGGTTACTTTAACATCTGATGAATTTTTAAAACCAAATTATTCTTTTAAAGTTTTAAATCTTAATGAATATTTTTTAAATGAGTTAAAGCTTTAAGAATATAATAACTGTCAACTACGTCAGTTACCGGGTTAGATAATGTTTTTTGGTCAAAAGTTAATAATAAATTTGTTCCTGTCTCTTCCGAGAAGGCTTTATACATTGCCTGTTTATCAGCGTTACCTTTGCCTGTGGCGAGTTTCTTTGACTTGGACGGCTCTACGACCGTCAGAGGAACCCCGGCCTTATAGAGCTTGTGTTTAAAGATTCCCATATTCTCGGCCAGATGGAATACCCTTCCCTTTGAGCCGTAGGAATAACCCTCTATAGCCACATCAGAGGCTCCGACACATAAATTTATAGCCCAATCTGAAATACTGTCAAATCTGTCAGTATCCGCCACATATTCCTGAAAACTTTCACCAGTAATATTTGGTAAAATTTTGTCTGCGTATTTTTTAGTATTTGTCAAGTAGTAGAAAAAACAGTTATCAAATTTAAATGGCTTTCTCTCGTCGTATAGACAGAGACAAGGGCATGTTATCGAATAATCTACACCTATTAACATGTGGAACATATATATTTATACCTTTGCCAGC